AGCCAGCACCGCCACCGCGCGGTTACTCTGCGTACTGTTGTAGATCAACGCCCCATTGGCAGTAATGGTTGAAGTGCTCCATGTTGAATCTGCAAAATCCAACCACGCCGTGGTGCTGGTGGAAGTTGGAACCTGTGAAATTGTCAGGGTATTACCCCCCGCCGTATAGCCTGTGCCGGAAACTTCATTACTGGTGGAGTACGCCGTGGTAGCTGCGCTTAACGTAGCAGATGAAGTAAACAGAGCAATCTTGAACGTATCCGCACCCGTCCCGGCACGGGTAGCCGTAGTGCCAAAATTATGGAACGCAGTAAGAATCTCCACCTTGAACGACGTAGCCATAGCCTGAGTAATAGCCATTAAACTCTCCTGATAAGTTGAGCCACATCTTCAAAGCCTTGCCTCGAAAGATTGGCAACAATATTCGTGCGCTCGGAAGTTTGAGCTTCACGAAGATAAAAAACAAGGACTGAGCGAATAGCGTCTTTGAAAGCATGTGCTTGGTCACGAACAGCCGGGTGGCTCTGTTCCCCCACATAGATAATCTTGTTCAACGCCCGTTCCGCAATTTCTTCAGGCGTGAACCCGCGATTTTCCGTGGTGTAAACCTGCACTCCACCCAGCAATACCCCCACATCCTTCATACAACTTTATTCCTCACTTGTCCGCTACGATATGCGTCTTGACGCTCAAGGCCATCACCCAGACGTTTGGCAAGAGCCAGTGCTTCGTTGTATTTTCCGTTGTACAAAGCCATCATATCGGCTTCACCTTTCATAAAGGTATACGCCTCTACCAACGACCCGTACAGCAGAACGGTGTCAAAATTATCCCCCAGCCAAGTAGTGTTTGCAGTCACAATGCTTTGCGGATAGAAAAAATAATGCAACTCCATTGTATAGGCCGCGTCTGGAGTTGGTCCCAGCAAAAACGTAAGTTCCGAAGGCGTGGCAGATCGCGGGCCAAACAGGGCGTAATGCGCAGGAGTTCCCGTAGTAGACGGTGTGGGATACGATTCCCGAATAAAATTCACGTCCTTGTCGAGAAGATAACTATAGGCACCGCTGCTGCTCACCACCGCCATCGAATACGACGCAAGAAAATCATCCGGGCAGGCAAGGTATCTGTTGCCCGATGTCGTCGTACCCGTGACATTCTTACGCAGCGAAGGAAACTGAATCGTGTTAAAAATGCGCTGTTCAGCCTGCTTCACAAACACCGAAATGTTGGAAACGAACAGGGACTCTGTGTTTTCACAGTAGTCCTTTATGGCCTGAGTTAATTCTGTATAAGTCATAAACTCAGGTTTTTAGAAACTTACGCCCCTTAATTGCGGCACCATACCCGCGCATATTCATGTAGGTTTTCTTCTTAGTGCCTTCCGGGTACTTGCCCATTACCCAGACATCATCCATGCCAATGTCATTCTGTGGCGAAGGATTGGGCGTTGCCAGCGGAACTTTCTTGATTTTGTTGTAATTCACGACTTACTCCCACCGCGCTGATTCATCACGCGCGCAACATTACGCCCGTATTTCTTCATATCCGCCGAAGTCGGCCCTCCAGCCCTGAATGTCGGAGTCTTGCCCGGATGCAGGCGTTTTTCGTGCTTACGAACAGCTTTCTTGGCATCCATAATCTATCCTTTTAAGTTGTGGTAACCGATACCGTACCAACAGCACCCTCTGCAACCAGCGCGTTGGGCGTCAAGCCCGCATCCGGCCCCCTAGCCCCACCCACCGGCCTCCATCCCCACTGAATCACACGACTGCCCCCCGCGCCGTTATTGCCCGGTTCCTCATAGCTTGTGTCAGGACGGGGATTGCGCAGCGCCTGTGGGTCGTTAACCGGGTACATACCAAGCTGCCACTGCGGCTGATCAGGGACCCAGCAAGTCGGGCATGCAAGAATGTTTGTGTTCTTTGTCTTGACAACAAGCGGTTTAAGCTCCTTCAATTTGTAGCGAAAACCACAAACATCGCATTCCGCGATTGCAAACCGGCCTGATGCAAACTGATTTGGCATTTGTTATTGCCCTAAAAAAGTCTGCCTTGGAACAAACCGCACCGGAGCCTTTTCCCGGTCTTCGTCCGCAGCCAGTTGCCACTGCTGCTCATAATCCGCTTTAAGCTCGATCCTCCGGTTGCCATCCACGCCGGGGAGCTTCTGCGCAAGGTAGTACGCCAGCCCCGACACCATGCAAGGAAGGAACCGGAACGGTATGTCCTGCCCATTAATGCCATCACCCGCGTCCAGTATCCGGCGCAACCGCCAATAGATGAACGTATAGGTTTGGCTGTTGTCAGGAAGCGGCCAGACATAGATCTGCGGGTACTGTACGACGCTGCTTGCATTTGTCGCCCCGCTCTTACGCTGAAACCACACCTGAATCGGACGCCCCGTGGCGTTCTTATTTGGAATGGTTGCGTAAGTACTCACCGAAATACGCGAAATATTGATGTCGGTCTGAGTCGTGCCTGTACCCGTGCGGATAACGTGGTCAAGAAGGTCTATGGTGTCAACGGGGATGTTGTACGAACCGACGTTGTAGGTCAGCACCTGCGAACCCTGCTCGATGGTCCACATGTTGATGCCCCTGTTTGCCCACTCAATTGTCAGCAAATTCAGGGAGCGACGGGCTGTACGAAGGTCATAGCCTGAGCGCAGTTCCGCACCACAGCGCTCAAACGCTTCCTCGACCAGAGAATTCAGGTCAAGGTTAAAATCCGTCGTACTGGTGGTTTTAGCGGGCATTTACCTGCTGTTCCGATTATTTTTAAAATGCCGAACCTTCCCGCCCCTTTTATAGAGCGTAACCGGCTCGTCTCCGTCGCGCTTCATAACGGCACGGTTCTTCGGCACTTTGCGGGGGGAGATAGCCCCCATACCACGGGATGCGCGCATCTTATTTTTCCTAACGGAACCTCGCCGTTTTCTTGGCAATTTGCTCGGGCTGCGCAACAAACTGCTTCCCCGCTTTTTTACCCATACGTTTCGCACGAGTTGTCGCAGCGTATTCAGACGCACTAAGCGCCTTGATAGCATTCTCAGGGAGATAACGTTCACCTGTTTTCGACGAAGGTTTGCCACTCTTCGTTCTCCACTTCTGGGCAGTCCAGTTTTTAAGACTCTGCTGGGGCGTCTTCAAGGGCTTCGTCCTCTAAAACTTCTTCCAATCCGCAAGTGCAAGGGCCGTCTTCAAAAACTAAACAATTGTTAGCGTGTTTGCCACCCGCGACATGAGGCGCGGTCTTTGCTCTAAATTGTTCTATGTCAATCACGGTAACCGCCGCCTTTTGCCTTGTACTGCTTGGCAAGAAGTTGTGCTTTACGAGCGCTCCATTGCCCCGCCGCAGTGCCTTGCACAGCGCGAGCTTTAATAGACTCAAAAAGCGACTTGCGCATACCCGGTTTTGTGTAGTTACCTGCTTGGTTTACACGCGATTTAGTTTTCATTTCACACTATTTTGCACTTTGTCTTGCCCCGTTGAGCAATGCCATCTCCACGACGAAAAGTGGAAGATTTTACAGAACCACCAACAGCCTTTCTTCTAGCCATTCCACCCTTTTTCATGCCCTCCGCTGCTAACCGCGCCCTTTCTTTTTCTTCTTCTCGGTCTTCTAATTTATTTGCAGCTAAATTACCAAGAATACCAAACCCACGAAGCATTTCTGGGTTTTTTTGAAGAATAGGAATCCCAACTCCTAGCGCACCATATTTCAGAAGGTCTTTCATACCATTTTGCACCTTGTTTTACCGCGTTGAGCAATGCCATCCGCGCGCGCAGACACGGAACCGCCAGCAGCCATGCGGACTATAGCGCCCCTAGTCTTGCCCCGTTTTTCGATGCCGCCGCCTTTAACATATTTTATGTTGCCGCCCATATTGTGATTTTTCACATCACCTCCGTGTCGTTTTCCTACGTACTTATTAAGATGAGCATATGGCATGTCCATCTTGCCATGTTTAGTATCCTGCCTGTTGATAAGCGCTTTTATATTTCCGCCTTTGGCACGACGAATGTTGCCATAACCACGTCGATCTACGTATCCTTTTTCTACATCATCTTCTACAGATCGGGTCTTAGAAGACGGTAGGGGGTTCTCGGGGCGGGTTTCGCTCGGCTTGGGAGTAAACAGTTTGCGGACATTACGATAAACAGCTTTGCCAAAATTAACGGGATTTGCTAACGCACTGTCATCGCGGTTATGTTGTTTCTCCGTTTCGTAGTGTTTTTGGTATCCTTTTGTTTCGTCTGGCATTCCACCGTTCTTCATCCCACGCACCCGACGCTGCTCAGACAGCGCAATTGCCATTGCCTGTTTTGGGTTAGTGAC